GTCAGTAGGCATGTTTCTGCCGATTATTTCTATCTGAGTGTCACCTACCTCAGCAGTATCCGGGTAAATGTATCTGACTGCTACGTTACGTTCACCATTTTGCATATCAAGAAAACCGCTTTCAATATATGCTGTTCCAACAACCTCAACTCCTTCTAATTCATGGTTAAATATACCACCTTCTCTAGTTACCATCATAAGCACAGTAGTAGCACCTTTGTCTAAACCAGTAGTCCTGTTAATTCTGCCAGTATTCCAGTAGTTTTCTTTATAATTCCATATAACGTAGCTGTCGCACTCCCCTGTCTGAGACGTTGTGCTTTGATAAAGCCACCAAACTTCATGGAACTCATTATTGCTAAACCCAGTAACTTTTGAAATTTGCCCAAAGTCTACATCTTCATTAAGGAATTCAATTACTTCGCAGTTTAGAGGGTTTATAGAACCATCATAAAGCCAAAACGACCTATCACCCCACCATACAGCAAAATTGGAAGTAGCAATGACAGCTTCAGCAGCAACTAGACTGCAATTACTGCTAACGAGGTCAAAAGCCATGACATACGGTGGACCGATATATCTCGCTGTGTGCGCTGTGTCTTCACCCAAAATTAAAACTTGCCTCATTACATTGACCGCACGAAGAAGCTTACCACCGCCTGTTAAGGTGAGACTTCCAGCTTGATTATCAATGGCAGGTGCCCAAAGTGTTCTATCCTCTTGGTCACTCCATTGAACCTTTCTAGGCTCCATGTCAGCGCCTATAGTAAGAACAATCCTCTCATCTGTAACTACAACATCTTGAATATCTGTTGGCGCATTTACAACTGTTGAAAGAGTTAGCGTCCCTAAGTCAAGCTCATAAAGGTCTCCTACTGCTCGTTGGCAAGTAAGCAGTATCTCACCAAAGTTGGTAAATGCCCACCTATTAGGTGGAATAGGGTCTTGTGCAACAAGGTCGTTAGGAACGCCGTATGAACCTACACCATAAGGGTTGTTACCGTAACCAGCCTGCACAGAAGCGTCTTTGCCGCTTGTGGTCACTCCTACAGGTGTTATGTCTGTAACAACGCCTGTCTGGCTCACGAAGTATAGCTTTAAGTTTGATCCAAACACGATACACTGCTGTTGTGTCAGACTGCGCCATGCAAAACTATCCCTTATTGCTTCTAAATCAGGGTCTGCTATTAACTCTGGTATAACAACCAAGGAACTGTCTCTACGTTGCTCCCACCCACCTATAGGACGAACAGAGCCTTCTCTCCAACGCACTAAATTACCATCAGTCCAGCGACCTTTACGGTTATAGCTGGTCCCGTTCTTTAGCATTCCAGGAGGAAAGCGCAGAGGAATTAGCATGTGTCACCTACTCCCCGGATTGGGGGAGTTATCTAATTGACGTTCAATCCTATTTAGAGTGTTGATAATGCTTATCAAGCGTTCATCAGTTCTGCTAGCATTGTTTTCCAAAATCCTTACACGTTCTTCTCTGATATTATCAGAAGCTGTTTTGGCAGCCATAAGGTTTTCAGTCCTAATAACTGCACTACGTTGGTTATGGAGTTCAGCCCTAAGCTCCCCCCATAAAACTGCACCACCTATAATGAGTGTGGCTATAGTTATCACATTCCCTACTGTCCATGTATTTGTAAAGTGCGGTGCCATGATTACCTCTTACCGTTTTAAGGAAGCCGGTATACTTGGTGCTTGAACAGGTGTTGATCCAAGCAATTTTCTTGCTTCCAACCTAGCCTGTTTAATATCCTCTGGTATAGGTTCACCTTTTTCCACCAAGTTCATTATGTAAGCGTCACTTTTATAAAGGTATTCAGCAGCTTCATACTGCGCTTTCATAAGCGAGGTAGCAGCGGCACGATCTAGTTTTTCTTGTGGTGTGAGTGGTCTATAAAAACCCTCTTCCAAGATTTTAATATGCAACTCTCTACCATGTTGTTCTTGATCATTTGGGTCAGCAGTAAACGGTATCCATCCATAAGTAGGATGGTTTATCTCACAGTCTATACGTCCGTCTTCTGACATTACGGCATTTCTGTAGGGGGTGTCGTGCATCAGGAAATCCTCAACCATAGGCCAACGCTGTTGGCAGTCCCGCTTTGGTTACGGCCCATAGAGCGCCAAGTCCCAGCTAGTGTAGTAGCGCCCCGTGTCAAATTAGCATTAACGCTGCCGTCAACACCTACAGCAGAAGAAACAGAAGACGCTGGGTTAAGGGCAGAACCTGCCCTAGTTATGTCGTGATTATACGCTGTAGTGGCGTAGGCCAGTGCGTATGTTCCTATTTGCCCAAATAACCCTTCTGCAAGTAGCGTTCTAACATCACCACTACCAAGTGCATGTGTATGGCCGTCTGCACTGGTTGTGTTTCCACTGGTAGCTGTTATGCTTTCTGGTGTTCCTAGAGCAAGTGTAATATTTCCTGTAAGTGTTTGGTTTCCACCAGCAGCATTGATAAGTCCGTTGCCGCCAATTACGTCTCTGGTGCAGTTTGCTGCGGTAGTAGCGTTATCAATAGTTCCTGTAATGCTTCCTATAAAGGCGTGGGTGTCAGCCCTATATGTCAATGTCCCGTTTTCGTTACTACCGTCTCCACCAGAGGCTATGATGCGAGAGTCAAACCCAGGAGCAAGGCCGCTACTGCGAAAATCTATAAATGGTGTAGACGCAACACTCTGAGCACCAAGCTGAACATTAGCGTTACCTGACGCTGGGTTAAGCCATAAGTTTAACGCAGTTAAGGTTACTTGCGTAGTAAATGTCTTTGCACCAGCGATTGTTTGAGTGCCAGTGAGTTTTACAGCAGCGTTATTCAGAGTGTCAATAATGCTATCCAAGTCAGTGAAGTTATCATTAAGCATAGTGCCCCATGCGTTAACGTCCCCACCAACTGTAGGAAGAAAGAAAGCATAGATTGGTGTGTTAGTAGCCATTGTTACTCCCCCGATGAGGGGACTTTACCCCAAGCGCAATGCTTTTCACCGTATTCGTTTTCAGACACATCTAGGCGAACATGGTTCGGATCATTAGAAACCATAAAAGACGCAACCTCATCGGATGCGTAAACATCAGGTTTAGCTATAGAGCAAAAGTCACCTGCCGGGAGAGCGCATGACCCAGCGGAGAGCACGAGACAAAAGCTCATCATCAGTGAGGTTTTGTATCTCATCATCAATCTCCTGTTTTTCTTCCATAGACCTAGCCCTTGCCTTCTCCACATCTGCCAAGAGGTCACGTTGTCCCTCTTTGTATTTTACTACACCATACCCATATATGATGTTAGACAACGCTACAGTGATGATAACAGCATATATGAAGTATTTCATTACAACATCCCGTCAAGCCATCTTTTAACTTGATCACGATATATAAGCAAGAGAGCGACAAGAGCGACAGCAGCAAGGCCAATTACAATAGCTTGGCTGTTACCATCAAGCCCAGCTACAGAGTTTGCAACTTGGCCAACCGTCGCTGCAACACCAACGCCAACAGCTTTGACGGTGGGTGAGGCTGTGAACTTTGTGATTTTTTCTGGTTCTTGTGGTAACCCAGTAACACTATTAGTGAACGGAATGCCCCACGTTCTTGCTGGCCCTGTGTCAATGTGAATAAACCCTTGCTTTGGATAGTAACCAATACCGTTGAAACCTACCTCCTTGGCAAACTTGATAAACCTGTCAATATTCTGATTTTCCATCCGTATGTCAAACGCCATACCTTTCATGTGGTAGCTGTTGCTAGCGCCACCAACCTTGGTATTATGTGATTTTGACCTATAAGCTGAAGTTACAAGCATAGGAACACCAAGCTTATTACGAAGAACTTGCAAACGATCAAGTGCATCTTCATTGATAAGTAACGTGCCAGTCCCTTTGCAAGCTAGCTCTCTTGGAGAAAAGCTACGCCACCGCCAAGCGTCTTTTGGAACATCTTTCCAAGATTTGAACATTGTAGGCATCACATTTCGCTTTCTTTGATCTGGCTCTTATAACATCTGATAAGAGCTATAACCAGTGCTGCATTAGCTACGATAGACACAACAAGTAGAGCACCAACAATCCCTTGACTAATGATAGCGTTTAACGCACTTACTACAGGAGACGCCAAGATAGTTAGATATTCCTCCATATCAACTCCCCTTATCAGAAGTCCCCTGATTAGGGGACTGGATGATGAGGTTTCATTTCAAGAGGTGAGCCACCAAACACAACATTATGACGGTCTTCATCTATGGTCTGGATCACGGCATCATCCTTGAACTTCAACCACATAGCTACTCGTTCATCTTCACGCAAAAACGGTGCTGTATGACTTAGCACCGCATATGTGTAAAGATCAAGGAAGTCATCTGCTAGCCAACTTTCATCAAGTGTGGCAAAGTCAGGTATATTTGCCCTGTAAACAAGTGCAAACGACCCTGGGGCCGTTGAAGAATATGGGCCTGCTAATCGTAGAATTTTTGTGCTCCCCTCTTGCGCTATAGCGTAAACAGCATAATAACATTCAGAGTTTTGAGTGCGCTTGGTGTAAACATCTAACGCTGTAGTGCTATTATATATGCTAGGACGTGTATCTGTTAAACCAGTCAACGAAATCATTTGACGGAAATCAGCAGGTAATACATAGTCGTTCGTTTCTGGTGCTATAAGTGCTGTTATCTCACGACGCTGAATATCGAGCCTTCTACTCATTTCACTGTTCGCCATAAGAATAAGACTGTCAAGGTTATTAACCAAGTCAGTGTCATTCTGCTTCCACAGAAACGTAGCTAGGTATGTTTTGAATGTAGCGTAGTCCATCAGACGCCACCTACCTTAAATCTACGGAAGTCTCTGTCGTTCATCTTTTTGACTGCATACTCTGCAAACTCTTTAGTGCCTATGCCAGCACCGCATTCTCTGCGCCATTGTT